TGCTGCAGAGGCTGACACAAAGCCCGAACAAGTAGCTCTACAGAAGATGTTGACTACAGATGCTGGTAGCATTGATGCAGGTGAAGTGTCAGAGTATAACAATGCAGTAGCTGCTGTAGAGGAATATGCTCAGGCTGCTGGTGCTTTTATGGCTGCAGCTAATAACAATGAACTTACTGCAACGATTGATAACTACGCTGCACAGGGTAGCTTCATGGTAGGTAGCTACACAGCTATCACATATACACAGTCTGTAGATGAGTTTGTAATCTCTTGGGCTGATGCTGGATTTGAGGGTGGCTTTCAGGGTTACCTCACACCTGACATGAAGACTGCAGCAGATATCTATGCAGCAGGTGAGTATATTAATACGTATGGGAGCTATCCTACTCAATGAGCGACATGGAGTTTAGCATAGGTGGTTACAACATCAAAGGTTGGATGGTGGCGGTCGCTATTCCTGTCCTTTCTAGCGTTGCTGGTAGTGTTTACTTTGCATATGATGCCCTTAATCGTTTTTATGATACAGAGGCAGCAGTAGAGGACGTTCTAGGTGTGGTAAGCCGTGTTCAGACACTGGAGCAAGCAATTCAGGATAACGATGTCAGAGGGCTTAATACGAAGCTCTCACAGCTATCCACCAATATGCAGCAGATCCTAGAACAGCAGAAGCTCCTACTGGACCTGCGTAGCCAGGTTGATAAGGCTACCACTATTACAGATGGGCTTGGAGACAAACTAGACCTGTATGACCAAGAGATTGACGATATCTGGAAGGCATACGACTCACTTGTGGATAAACCTCTATGAAGCAATTACAATCAGATAGCATTTGGGCAGAAGCAGATACAGACGGTGATGGCATTGTAACTGATGCAGAGATTGAACTCTTTGAGCGTCGTGTACGTTTTGAGAATGAAGATAAGAAAGAAGATGCCCAGCGCAATATGGCATGGTTTGCGTTGGCTGGTATGCTTCTTTATCCTTTTAGTGTCGTTCTTGCTGCCGCCCTTTCCTTACCCTCTGCTGCTAATATTCTTGGTAATATGGCTGCAACTTATTTTGTATCTGTCGCAGCTATTGTAGCAGCATTCTACGGCGGTCAAGCTTACGCAAAGAAGAAATAACATGGCACGTGATTATAAAGCAGAATACAACAACTACCAAGGCACACCTACCCAGCGCAAACGTAATGACGCACGTAAGGCTGCACGTCGTAAGATGGAAGCAGCAGGTAAGGTGCGTAAGGGTGATGGCAAAGATGTAGATCATAAGAATGGTAATCCCAAAGACAATAGCAAGGGTAACCTTCGTGTTACTACTAAAAAAGCTAACCGTAGTTTCCCACGTAATAAGAAAGCTGGAAAGGCATGACAAAAGATGCTAGACTTACTAAAGCGGGTGTGGCGGGTTATAACAAACCAAAAAGAACCCCAAGCCATCCCACCAAAAGCCATGTCGTCGTCGCCAAAGAAGGTGACAAAATCAAAACCATCCGCTTCGGTGAACAAGGTGCAAAAACAGCAGGTGCGCCAAAGAAAGGCGAAAGCGAAAAAATGAAGAAGAAACGTGCTTCATTCAAGGCACGACACGCAAAGAATATTGCTAAAGGCAAAATGTCTGCAGCATACTGGGCTGATAAGGTGAAGTGGTGATGGGTAAGAAACCAGGTTTGTGGGCAAATATCCACGCTAAACGTAAACGTATTGCTGCAGGTAGCGGCGAGAAAATGAGAAAGCCAGGTGCTAAAGGCACACCTACGGCTAAAGCTTTAAAACAAGCAGCAAAGAAAAAAGGAAAGTAATATGCCAAAATCAGAAAAAAACACTCGTCCTTATAACCGTCTTGAGAAAGGTGCTAAGACTTTTGTACACCCTTCGTCTCGGTATAACACTATTAAAGATGTGTTCTCTCTGGGGCAGTTTTCACAAGAGGTACGTGAATATAATTTGGAAAAAGCCCAGAAAGATGCTCGTCAGAAAGCTGCTCTTGAGAAATCCAATAAAAGTCGTTCTGGTATGAATAAGGGTGGCATGGCACGTGCAACACAAGGGTATAAGTGTGGTGGTACTGCACATAAAAAAGGTAAATAGCTATGACAGATAAAAAGAAAACACTAAAGACATACAAGACTGCAGCAGGTGCGCAGCAGTATGGTGACGATACAGCTTGGAGAAATCTATCTAAAAAAATAACCAAAGACTTTGTAGATCTTAGTACATCAGACTTTAAGAAGAAGTATGGTGCTGATGCATATCAAATGTATAAAAAAGTACATGCAGGTGAGAGTGCAGCAGTAGCAAAAAAGTATAAAGACGAAGGTTATAGTAAACCTCTTGTAAAAGAACTTGAAGGCTACGAAAAAAAGTGGCAAGATAGTTCTAAGAAACCTGGTTATAAAAAAGGTGGCTACGTTAAATGTGGTGCATCTAACCCACCAAGTAAAAAACGGTAACATATGAAGTTTTATCATAAATATAAAGAAGCCCTAGAAGCTCATGGATATCGTGTAGATGAACATGGCTTTGTATGGGACACTATGGGTAACCAGTCTGCAGGTGAAGACAACTACGGCAACGTGCAGAGTAAAGACCCCAATGTAACTCATATCTGCCAGACTGCACAGGCTGAGATGGATAAACCAAAGCCAGCACCCAAGAAGGTTGCTAAAAAGGTAGTACAAGATGACACTGTTATCACAGGGTAAACCAGCCCGTAGGCGTAGCTTTTGGGTAGACGTAAAGGTAGATGATACAGTCTATGACATGTACACCTGCCCTCCAAACTGTACTGCAGAAGTAGATATGATCCATGTTGTGAACGCTAATGGTAACACATCAGTGTTTGTATATTGGAGTATCGCTGCAGCAAACGTACCTCCTGCTCTACAGGCTACTTATCCTACTGGTTACACATCAAACCTAGTTGGTGGTAAGAACATGTCAGTTGGTGAGTACTTTACTCTAACAGGTTCAACCCTTGTGCTACAGCCTGGTGATAAGATTCAGGTTAAGTCTTCTGGCGCTAACCCACCACACGTAGATGCAGTGTGCTCTGTAACTGAAACCTTTGTACCTGTCGGTTAGCGGGTATGCACAAATAGGTACTACTACCTGACCATACGTTAAGTATAACTATCTCCGCACTCAAACAAAAAGGAGATAGTGCTATGAAAAACTGGTTGAAGAAAATCTGGATTGCTATTGAAGAAAGCCAACAGAAACGTGCAGATTATTACATGCTAACCAAATTCACAGATCGTGAACTTAGTGACTTGGGTATTGGTCGATCACAAATCCGTGAGGTTATTTACGGAAATAAGTAAAAAATACTTGCTTTATTAATAGTTATACATAAAACTATTGTAAAGCCTTAAAAACGAGGACAACTTTATGGCAAGAAATCTAACAGAAAACCAACAAAAGTTTCTTGAAGTACTCTTCGACGAAGCTAATGGTGATGTTGTGCTTGCCAAAAAGTTGGCTGGTTACAGTGAAAACACACCAACACGTGTTATCGTTGAAGCACTTAAAGATCAAATTGCTGATGCTACACGCACATACTTTGCACGTATAGCACCTAAAGCAGCCATGTCTATGGTAGGCGCTCTATATGACCCTACAGAGCTAGGCATCAAAGAAAAGATGGCAGCAGCAAAAGACTTGCTAGATCGGGCTGGACTTGGTAAAGTAGAGAAAGTAGATGTCACATCAAGTGGCGGTATTTTCTATTTACCACCCAAAGAAGGAAAGAATGAGTAGACCGTTCCACGTAGGTAGAGAGTTAGGCTTTTGGGAATTACCTAAACCAAAGAAAGGTAAAGAACGAGAGTGGCACGTCATAGCTAAGGTTGGCAATATGGTGCCTTTTGGTTATAGGCTTCATCCAGACAACAAGGGGTTGTTAGAACCTATTCCAGACGAACTTGAAGCGTTAGAGCTTGCAAAACGTCATCTTAAACAGTATAGTTACAGGGATGTGGCTAACTGGCTCACAAAACAAACAGGCCGCTACATATCACATGCGGGATTAAAGCAGAGAGTTGAAATTGAGCGACGACGTAAAAAAGCTTCTACAATTAAACGGAACCTTGCCAAGCGACTCCAAAAAGCGCTTGAGCAAATCGAGGAACTCGAAAAAAACAGGGTCGGTGCGTACACAGAAACCAACCCAGAAGACTGAGCCTACGGATAATTATACTGTACATGCACAGGTAGCTCCTGCAGAGTTTGATGTTGAAGTTGCACAGAATGTAGTATTTAAGCCAAACCCTGGACCTCAGACAGATTTTCTTTCTGCATCAGAGCGTGAAGTTTTGTATGGTGGTGCTGCAGGTGGTGGTAAGTCTTACGCTATGTTAGCAGACCCACTGCATGGACTTAATGATCCTAACTTTAGCGGTCTACTTGTTCGTCATACTACTGAGGAGTTGAGAGAACTCATTCAGAAATCACAAGAGTTATACCCAAAGGCTGTTCCTGGTATTAAATGGTCAGAACGTAAAAGCCAATGGGTTAGCCCTACAGGTGGTAGGTTGTGGATGTCCTATCTTGATAAGGATATGGACGTTAATAGATACCAAGGTCAAGCGTTTAACTGGATTGGCTTTGATGAACTTACACAATGGCCTACACCTTATGCGTGGGATTATATGCGTTCACGTTTACGTAGCGCACATAGCAACTCACTAGGGCTTTATATGCGTGGCACAACTAACCCTGGTGGCGCTGGGCATGGTTGGGTTAAGAAGATGTTCATTGATCCTGCGCCGTATGGTGAGGCTTTTTGGGCTACTAATATTGAAACAGGGGATACTATTACATATCCCCAAGGCCACAGCAAAGCTGGCCAGCCATTATTTAAGCGTAGATTTATTCCAGCATCCCTTTTTGACAACCCTTATCTAGCAGAAACTGGTGACTATGAAGCTATGCTATTGTCACTACCAGAACACCAAAGAAAACAGCTACTAGATGGTAATTGGGATATAAATGAAGGCGCTGCTTTCCCTGAATTTAACAGAAAAATACATGTCGTGGAGTCTTTTGAAATTCCCGAATCATGGACTAAGTTTAGATCTTGCGACTACGGCTACGGATCTTACACAGGGGTTCTATGGTTTGCTGTCGCACCAGATGAACAGCTTATCGTTTATAGAGAACTCTATTGTTCTAAAGTTACAGCTTCTGATCTAGCAGATATAATTCTAGATATT